AGACGAAAGCGGCTCTGATGTTGTGTTGCCACGCGTAACAGACGTACAGCCTGTTGCTAATTGGTGGATATGGAAACCAAATGGCATGTTTGAACGAGCAATTGCGCTTGTGATATTTGATTATTTTGAACCAGAAATGGAAGTCATTGAGCAATCTACAGCCCTGATGGGTGTTTCTGATTTAGGCTTGGCATCAATGGTTGAAATTTTAAGCGAAGAGCGTAATTATATATATTCTGAAACTTATCCTGGAAGCTAATCATGAAAAAGAAAGCACCTGCAAAATCAGCAAAACATATGGATGTAGCGCAAGACAAAAAACTCATTTCTAAAATGATTAAAAAATCTGAAAAGAAAGATGTCAAAGAAGACAAATCCATGATGAAAAAAATGATGAAGGGGAAATGCAAATGAAACAAGTTAAAAAAGAAATGAAAAAAGGCATGCTTGTCAAGGGCAAAGCAGCCGCTACCCCCAAGGGCATGTCTCATAATGTTAAAGTTATGGAAAAAGCTGGCTATTCCAAAAAAAGGGCAATCGGAGCCAGTTATGGCGAAGTTGGTATGGAAAAAAAAGGCCGTAAAGATGAATCAAAAGCTATGAAAGCTAAAGGAAAAAAATCATGCCGTTAAAGCCTGGCAAAAGCAAAAGTGTTATTAGTTCTAACATTAAAACTGAGATTGCCGCTGGCAAACCAAAAAATCAGGCAATAGCTATAGCTTTGAGTAAAGCTGGCAAATCAAAAAAGAAAAAAAAATAACATTCTCTGTTCGTGATTCGCGAACCGCGAACAGTAGATGTTTCACGTGAAACATAATTGTGAAGCCATGGATAAAAATTTAATTTATTTAATTGAGCAATGCGAAGATTTGTCGTATCTGAATAAATTTGCTCCCTATCTTCGAGAAACTGAATACCGTATTTTATTATTAATCTGCGGTCATACCCGTCATGGAAAAGTCCCTGTTTATGAAGTGACAAATTTTCTTGGGGAATACTGGGAAATTTATGGTAACGAAAATCATATCAAAAATATTACATATCTAATTAGACAGGCATTAAACAACATACAGCGTGCTAAATTGTTTATGGTTTCACGTGAAACATTCGCAAGTGCTTGACACAAAATGTTTCTATAGTGAATAATTAGGGTATTACGTCCCCAAACGGCATCCTGGGCGCAACCTTACAGCGAAATGTATTGAATCACGGTGACACCGACAGAAAGTCAAACGAGGGTTTTAAATGGAAGAAGTAGAGAATATTGTTGATACTGAAATCACTAATCCTGAAGTAAAAGAGCAAGAAACTGCTCCTGATGACGATTTGCAAGCACCTGTGTTCAATAGAATTCAAGTTGCCGATGTCGTAAAACGGGAAAAACAAAAAGCTTTTGAAAAAGGGAGATTAGCAGCTATGCAAGAATTACAAGCTCAGCAACAGCAACAACAAGCAGCCCCACAACAGGCTCCGAGCTTAGGTGGTATGGCGCAATTGTCACAAGCTGACATTGAGCGAATGATTCAAGAGCAAGCGACACGTGCAACTCAAGAGCACATACAAAGCCAATTAGCTGAATTAAAACAGCAGCAAATGGTTAATAGTTTTGTGCAAAAGATGCAGGTGGCAGAACAACAATATCCTGGTTTAGAACAAGAACTTAATCAGCTCAATTATAATGACCCCAGAATCCATAGCTTTATTGGCATGGTCAATGACATGGAAAACACTGGCGACATTATGAAAGAAGTTTTGGATAATCCGCACAAGCTCTCACAAATCTTGTCTGATATTCAAGACCAGCCATATCTAGCTCAGAAAAACTTGCAAAAGCTATCTGCAAGTATCAAGCAAAATATGTCTGCAAAAGCTGAAGAAGCTCAGGCTCGCGACCCCTACTCTCAACTAAAACCTTCACCTACGGCTGGAATGGACAATGGCTCTATGTCGGTGAGTGATTTTAGAAAAATGTTTAAAGGCTAAATACTCGCTATTGTCCTTCCAGTTAAGAAGATTTTATTTAATTAACTGGAGTGACCAAAATGCCCGCTACACCTACTAACGTCTTACAAACCGTACAGACTTATCAAAAGGCTGAATTGGCCTGGCTATTAAATAGCTTCGTCGGTATCAGTATGTCTAACAAGAAGTTTAAAGACTTCAATACTACAGCTCCTAGCAACTTAGGCGACACTGTAACATTCGACACAACCCCACGTTTCACAGGTTACAATGGTCTTGTTATTACTCAACAACCATCTGTTCAGCGTGTACAATCATTAGTTTGCTCTCAAGCATCTAACGTAAGTGCTGGATATACCGACCAACAGTTCATTTTCAACGTGCGTGAATACATGGACCGATTTGGTATGGCAGCCATGAAAGAGTTAGGCTCTAGAATTGAAGCTGACATTCTTAAAAACTTTGTGTCTGGCGTAACCGTTAATGACCCACAATCTGCTAATTTTGGCGTTCAACAATACAAATCTGGCCCATTCCGCTTTTATGGCGATGGTATTACCCCAATCAACAGCTTCACTCAATTAGCGCAATCTGTTGCTAACTTTGAAGATTTTGGTGCTGCTACTCATAAAATGATGGCAATTCTACCTGTTGCAAACATTCCTGCGATTGTTGGTAGCGGTTTAAACCAATTCGCAATGGATCGAAACAATGAATTAGCATCAAGCTGGATGTTAGGTCGTTTTGCTAACTCTGACTGGTATGAGTCAAACTTATTACCTGTTCATGTTTCTGGTGCTGTAGCTGAAGCTGCTGCTCCTGCTAACGTATTAACTGTTGTTTCTACTAATGACCCAACAGGCCAAAACGTAACTAGCATTACTTTCTCTACTGACGCTTCTGTTGGTAATAGTGCTGATGCTATCAAAGCGGGCGACTTGTTCCAGTTTAACGATGGTGTTTCTGGTAAACCAAACATGCGTTTCTTGACCTTTATCGGCCATCAACCATGTCAACAACCAGTACAGTTCCGCGCTATTGCTGATGCTGTAAGTTCTGGTAACAGTGTTACAGTTCTAATTCAAACCATCAATGATGTTGGTTTAGTTTCAGCCGCTAACCAAAACCAAAACTTGAACAACGCTATCCAAGCTGGCATGACCGTAACACCAGTACCTTCACACCGTGCAGGTATCTTGATGTCAGGCGACCAGTTCTATTTAGCGATGCCACGTTTACCAGACGAATCACCATATACCACTGTTACCAGTATTGATGAAGATTCAGGTGCATCTATTCGTCACTACTTCGGTTCTCAATTCGGTCTTAACAATCGTGCTTATGTACGTGACTGTATTTGGGGTTCAACCTTAGTTGCTGAAAACTCATTACGTTACTGTTTCCCATTATAAGCGTAGGGCGGTGAAAGCCGCCTCTTTAAACTTAAGAGGATAAAAATCATGACTGTTTACAAATCATTTAATCAGGCGCTCTTCCCTTATGCTTATGGCTTAGGATTGAGTAACAATGCAACCACTCCAAACACTCAATTAGATGTTGCAGTAGGAAGCATTTTAGATTCAAGCAAAACCTTCCAGTTAAACTTAGATGTTGCAGTTACAATTAACGCAGCAGTAAATGGCTTGAATGGATTAGACACAGGCGCATTAGCTGCAAGCACTTTATATTATGTTTATGTTGTAGCTGACCCACAAGCTTACAATGTAACTGGTGCAATAATTTCTGCTTCTAGCACACCTTTGCTTCCTTTTGGCTATGGTGCTTATGCTTTAATTGGCTATGTTGCAACAGGCGCAGGTTCTACATTCTTGAAAGGCTACTGGACTGACGACAAGTCAAGCTGGCGTACCTTCATGTATGACGCACCTCAAGCTACTGCAATCACTGCTGGTAATGCAACTTCTTACACAGCAATTGATTTAAGTGCTTTTGTTCCTGCAGTTGCAAACACTCCTGTGTTTATTAGCTCTGCATTAACTCCAAGTGCTGCTAGTCAAACATTAAAGTTACAGCCCGCATCTGGTACTGGCGATATGGTTACTATTACTGGCCAAGTTGCTGCTGTTGTTGTATCTAGTCAAGACTTATGTATTGCGACTTTAGCTTCTGGCGATCCTAAAGTTAATTACAAAGTGAGTGCTGGCGCTGCTGCTGCTGCAATTAATGTTGGCGGTTATCAGTTCGCAATTTAATCTATAGGAGGCAGATATTATGGCGTATACAGCTCGAATGCTTATAACTCGTGCGTACTATCTGTCTCAGATAGTTAGTAGACAATTACAGACCGTCTCAGGTGAGCAAATTGAAGACGGTTTGTTTCTTCTAAATGCGCTTTTGCAATTCAAATCGACTGACTTACGCGAAATCCCGTATTTCAAGCGCGACGCAATAACTTTAGTTGCAGGACAAGAAGAATATTTTATTGAAAAACTACTTTATGTAGATGCATTGACGTACAACATCGGGGATGTGCGTTATCCTATGCGGCAATTAACCCGACACGAATTCTTTGATACAGGCCGAATTGACGGCATACAAGCCTTGCCATTTTCATATCGCCCTGAGCGTGAAAAAGGTGGCATGAGAATTTACTTATACTTTTTGCCACAGGGCAATTATGTTATGAAGTTAAGTGGTAAATTTGGGCTAGATGAAGTAACACTTGATACAGATTTGTCATTAGAATATGACCCTTACTATATCGAATTCTTGCGTTATCAATTAGCTGAATATATTTGTTCAGACTATGGCGCAACATTTCCAGATGAGTCAAAAGCAAAATTACGGGCTTATGAAGCAAAAATACTAGATGTTAGCCCGCCAGATTTATCTATTAGTAAGACAACATTCTTCCCAGGAAGAAGCCCATTTGACTGGCAGGCTATAAATCTGAGCAAGGGATGGTTCCCATTCTAATTATTTAGTATTAATTATTTACTATAAGAGAGTAATATGCCCGCACCTAATGCCATACAACAGATACAAGATGTGCCTCTCAAAATAGTAGGTGGCTCTAATTTCGGCCGCTATCCAAAAATAAGTCAAGAACAAACCTGGAACTTTATTGTAAGCGATGACTTTCTTGTGCCTTACGCTGGTTATGCTACAGCTGTTGTTTTAAATAGCTCTGAAAAAGGAAGAGGGATTTATACGACATTCAATGGCGAATTAATGGTTGCTGTTATAGGTAACAATTTTTACAAAATAACTCAAAATACTACAACAGGACAACTTCAAGCGTTTTCAAGGGGAAGTTTACAAACTTATGATGGTGATGTTTACATAGCAGAAAATAATAATGCAGAAATTTGCATTACTGATGGCGTTTATGTTTATGTTTATAATTGGTTGACTGACAGTAATATTGTGCAATTAACAGCAGCCCAATATGATTACACAATTTATAGCAATCCAGGATATATATCATTTCAAAATGGTCGATTTATTTTAGCTTGTCAAAATACTAACTATTGGATTCTTTCTGGCTTCAATAATGCTTTTAGCTGGCCTATTGGCGCATCAAACCCCGAACTTGTAGGCTCTATTCAAACAAAACCAACACGCGCACAAGCAGCAATACCTGTTCCTGGAGGCGGTAACAATCTTTTAGTGATGGGTACAAACGTGACTGAAAGCTGGCAAGACGTAGGCGCGGCATTATTCCCTTATCAGCGTGGAACAACTTACAATGTGGATTATGGTTGTTTAAATGCATCAAGTATTGCTGAGCTAGACAATTTAATCGTATGGCTTGCTGTTAATGAACAATCAGGTCCGATTATTATGTATGCGACCGGCAGCCAAACTAAAATGATTTCGACAGATGGTATTTCTTATGTTTTAGCTAATCTTACCAATCCAACAAACTGCACTGGATTTTTGTTTCGCCAAGACGGACATATGATTTACCAGTTCACATTTCCTGATGACAATATTAGCTATGCTTATGACTTCAACACAGGTTTGTTTTTTAATGTATCTGATGAAAAATTAAATTATCATATAGCAAGGCAAGTTGTTTTATTTAACAATGATTATTATTTTGTATCGCTGAATGGTGGTGATATTTATCGTTTTGGCACGCAATACACTGACGCAATTTATGGTATTGGCGAGGCTGCTAAACCCCATGAAATACCTCGGATTCGCATAACACCTCCAGTCAGATTGCCTACGCAGCGATACTTTATTGCTAAAAGTCTAGGTTTCACCATTGAGAATGGACAAAAAAATATTCGCACATTAATTCCAGTGCAATCTAATACTCTTGGGCAGATATTAGCAACTGAGTCTTTTGTTGAGATAACAACAGAATCTGGTAATCCTATTGGTGTTGAGGCAACTGTTAGTCAAACTGAGTATGTAGTAAACTATTCAGAGGCTGTAGACCTAAGTATTTCTCGTGATGGCGGTGAGAATTTTGGTTCGAGTTGGCGTTTAAATATGAATCCTACTGGACAACGCAAGTCTCGTTTTATTTACCAGCGTCTTGGAATAGTTAATGATGCTACATTTCAACTTAGATTCAGTGGTTTTGGCCGTTTCGTTTGTACTGATGGAGTCTTGGAGGTTTATCAATGACAACCGTAAGTGATAGAAATGTAACACGGATACCTAATTTACACATGGGTGAAATGGTTGATAAGGAAGGTTATCCAACTGACGATGAGCTTACTTTTCGACAAGTGCTAATAAGCAATTTACAAAGACTATTCGGCAGCGAGGGCGTCGTTTTGCCATCATTAACAAGCGCTGATATATTGGTAATACAAAACAATGTAGATATACAAGGACGCAAGACTTGCGCATATGGCACAATGGTTTATGACACAACAGTAAATCAAGTAAAAGTTGCCATTAATATCGGCGGAAATCCTGTATTCAAAGTAATACCCTATACACCATAAGGACACATCATGGCACAAGACTTCTCAGAACTTACAAAACTATTCAATCAACTGTCGATGGGGTCTGGATTAGCTGGCCTTGGTGGCGGTCTTTTTAACATTTTCGGCAAACAAAAAAGCCCCTATGATGCCGCAAGTAAAATTTATGGTCAAATTCCTGGTGCTACAGAAAAATACTTGAGTCCTTACATGACTGCTGGTCAATCTGCTTTAGGTGATTTGATGGGCCAATATGGTCAGCTCACAGGCTCTACAGGAGATGTCTACAATAAACTTGCTGGTGGCTATCAGCAATCTCCTGGTTTTCAATCTGCTCTTAAGCAAGCACTTGGGGCTGCGGGCAACCAAGCAGCAGCAGGCGGCATGACAGGCACACCGCAAGCGCAATTGCAATCCGCAGATGTTGCTGGAACCTTAGCACAAAAAGATTTTGGCGACTACATGAGTCGCATGATGGGATTATATGGGACGGGTCTTCAAGGTATGGGTGATGTTAGCAAGATGGGTTATGGCGCAAGCACGAACTATGCTGATATGCTAGAAAACATCATGGCGCAACAAGGTGGAATGGCTGGAATGTCGCAAGCCCTGCAAAACCAACAACGTTCTGGCGGTGTATCACAAGCCTTGCAAGGTTTGATGAGTCTTTTAGGCGGCGCGGGTCTTTTTGGCGGTTTTACTAATTTATTTAAATAGGTGACAGCATGGCTATTAACTTTCCTACAATGCCTAAATTTACGCCTGAAGAAGCAGGTGCGCTACCAGATTTGCAACAAGCTATTATGCAAGGACTTGGCAATTACATGCAATTGCAAACTCAACCCAAACAAATGGCTCAAGATTTTTTGGCCAAACAACTAGCAAATAAAATGGCTGGCGTACAAGCGCAATATGCTGAACCTACAGCCCAAGCTAATTTGGAGTTTTTACAAGCTAGAAGAGCCAAAGCCTTGCAACCATCTGTTACAGGATTAAGTCCTTTAGAAAAAGCTATATCAGGAATGCAAAGAATTAGACAACAATACGGCGTTGAATCTCCAGAAGCCAAAATGGCACAAGATTATGCCTCCCGATTAGCTGCAGGGCCTGCTGGCATGAGTTTTGGCGTGGATAAAGAAGGTAATATTACTTTTTCACAAGGCGGCGTAGCTGGTGGTGCGAAATTAAAAACTGGCGAAAGTTATGTAACCGATGACCAAGGTAAACCTATTGGTATAGCTGCTCCCCCAACTTCTGAAGAAGCCAAAGAAATAAGCGGGGGCGCATCATTTAATTATGCATTGCCAAAAATGAATACAGGGTCTGCTCCATATTTAGGCAAAGGTGGTGCAACACAATTAGCGCAAGATATTTATAATCAAGAATCTAGCCCTGAAGCAAAACAAAGATTGATAAATTTGATTGTAGCTAAAAAACTATCATCAGCAGCAGCTATTAAAGAAAATGCAACACTTGGTGGCTCTAATACGCTGGGCGCATTAAATCAAATTAAAAAATCATTTTCTAATATAGGAATACCAGAAAATCTTGATAACTTTTTAGGTAAATATGCTTTTGCTAATGATGTATTAACTGAAGCCGATAGACAATTTGTTGATGTTATTAATCAAATGCGCGAAGCATCAGCCTCGGCAGTTCCTGCTAGAAAGGTTAAATATTTTGAAGGTCTTGCCCCTAAAGCAAAACAACAAAAACAAAAAGAAACAAAAACCGATTTATCCAAAATACCAACAGCGCAATTAAAACAAATGCTGCAAGAATTCGGGGGCTAAAATGGCAAAACCAACAAGAGAAGAGATTTTAGCAGAACTTTCAAGACGAGAAGGCATGCAAACCGAGCTTGCATCGCGCGAACAACAACAAATCGCGCAACCAGAAGCTCAAGGATATTTGCAAAAATTAATGCAAATGCCAGGCGGTCAAGCATTATCTCGCGCAGGTCAAGCCATTAGTGGATTAGGTGATATTGGACTCGTTAAAGGTTTTGGCTATGCCTATCCTCGTGAGATCCAAGAACGATTTGGCGGTATTCAACAATTATTTGGCGGACAGCCTAGAGAATTACCACAAGAGACACCAACCACATCATTTGGCGAAACTGTTGGTCGAGGTTTGGGTAGCTTAGCTGGTAATATCACTGCTGCCGCACCTATTGTAGCCGGAAGTGTAGCAGCTCTTCCCGAAATGGCTATAGCCGCTCCGTTAATAGGCGCTGGTTTAGCTGGCGGTTTAGAAACAAAAGGTGGATACCCAGAAAGAATATTAGGTGCTTTAAAAGGCGTGGGCGAAGTAGGCGCGGGCTTAGCAGTTAAGCCAGGTATTAGAGCTATTAAAGCAATAGGCAAAACACCCACAAGCGAAATGGTTGGTGAAATTTTACAGAAAAATTTTAATAAATCGTATCAAGAAGCTGCTGGATTATTAAATAAAGCTAGTGATGAAGCTAAAAAAGTAGGCATAAATGTTTTAAAGACCGGGCGTGGAACCCCTTTAAACAAATCTTTTTGGAGTGATTTATCTCATAACATGGATACATCTAAATCAACAAAGGATTTAATTAAAAGCGCAAAATCAGGCGATTTTGATGCATTAAGAAAATTACAATCAGATATGGGTAAACGTTCAAACTGGCTTAAAAGCAAAGATACTTCAGCTGATTATGACATGGGCAAAAATTTAGGTGAATTACGGGACTCTTTAAATGATTACATTGAGAATCATTTTGAAAAATCAGGTTATGAAAATATATCAAATATGATTAAAGAGGGCATGAATAAGTATCGTCAAGTTATGCAAACTTATAAAGACCCGTTAATTGCAAAAGCAATAGGGCCTGAAGAAGAAATATCAGAAGGCTTATTGAAAAGAACCATGAAAACTTCTAAAACTATGAAGCAATTAAGAAAAGCAAATCCTGAGTTAGCGCCACTACATCAAATAATTAAAGATAAACAAGCTTTACAAAAACTTGGAATTACTGGTGGTGGTGGATTGCCAAGTTTTGCCGCTTTAAAATATCTGCTTGGTGGAAAAGAACAACCACAAAATGAATTTGAACAATAACGCAATTGTATTATCGACGAACTAATAGCATAATGATGTAATAAAAAAAGGACTTAATATGGCGACACCGAATCCTCTGTACTACGCTTGCTTTCCTTTGCAAGAGTACTTCGTAAATAAAGACACAGGCTTCCCTTTGGCTGGCGGCTATGTTGAGTTTTTTAGTGACCCTGCATTCACTGTGCCTAAAGATGTATATCAACAATCTTTAGTTGGTGGTACCACATATAATTATACGAATCTAGGTTCTGTATTAGTTCTTTCAAGCGTTGGTACTTTTGTTGATAATAATGGCGATGATATTATTCCTTTTTTATTTCCATATGATGGAACTCCTTCAGATCCGGGTAATATACAGTTATATTTCATTCGTGTTTGGAGTGGGGACCCAAGTGTACAAGGCTCTGTCTTGCAATTCACGCGCCAAGGTTGGCCGCCTAATTTAATTCAAAGCACAAGCCCTACTGATGTTTTTGAAAGCTCACAAAATTTATTTACTAATCCACAATTTTCTATTGTTAATTTTGTTAATACTGTTGGACAAACTTATTATGAAATTACTGTATCAGGAGCTGGAAGTGTTGAAATAGCGCCTGGTTGGTCTATTTCTTATGCGGGCACTGGTAGTCTTAAACTAAGTCAAGGTGTTATTTCAAGCGATGTTACCACGAACCCTAGCTATTACTTGCAAATTGACAGTGATGCAGGTGTTACGCCAATAAAATTAATACAAAGA